GGAGCCAAAGAAAACCATGGGTATTTATGTAACGGGCGTAGGGGATACCGACCGCAAAAATGGGGATGTTGGGGATATTGGTGGCGGTGAAAGCGGCATCGATGAGAGAACGCCAAGCGTTGACCGTTCCTGGGTGTTTCAACCGCCAAGCGGTCTTTATGAGTTCAGCGGCCACATAAGCTTCACGGGACAACTCATTTGCGGTGTTGTCGCCACGCTGCTTATTTTCTTCATAACGTTTTACTGCTTGCTCTCGCTTATCATCGTCCGTGATCTCCCATAAAGATGGATAGACGGTGGCAAGGTCTAGCCTGCTGGCTCTTGCCATCCGGCTCAGTGCGCCCACGCCTCCACCGAAGCCGAGAGCCAGTTCCGAGACCTTTCCGACTTGACGCTGCTGCTTGCTGACCTGCTCAACGGGTATGTTGTAGATACCCGCCGCAGCCACTTCATACAGACCCTTGCCAATTCCGGCATCGAGATCGCGGTAGGCTTGCAGCTTCCACTCATCGCGTCCGTACCAAGCGGCGATGCGGCCTTCGATGGATGCAAAGTCGCCACCAATCAATTTATGATCTGGTGATGCCCAGATGAAAGACCGCAAGGCATCGGCAAGCAAATGGAGTGGCCGACCAAGAACGTCGCCATACATCAGATTGAGAACGTCTGGGTCGCCAGTACGAATGGCGCTGAACAACACATCTCTACGGACGTGCGCGTCCTCGAATACCTTGCGGGGGCGAGGCATATTGTGTACTTGCACCGCGCCGCGCGATGAAAACCGACCCGACTGTCCGGCCCCGTGATGCAGAAAAACACCTTTGATCGTGCCGTCTTTTGTGACGGACCGCAACATCCCGGAGATTTTTTCAACCGAAGATTTTCCACCTTCCGTGCGTAACTCCAACGCCCGACGAACACGACCCGGTAAATTGTGATTAATCCTGTCGAAATTCAAAACTTCATCGATATCACCTTCACCCAATGTTGTGACATCAATACCTTGCGCGTGAATCCACCCCTTTAAACGGCCAACCATCGTCACGGCAGGAACCGCACCCTCTTTTTGTTCGTCACCCCCCGTCAACGCGTTTATTTCGTCATTGATTTTCTTTTTTGCACTGTCGGCGAGCTGCAATGCAGCTTGCGCGGAACAAACATCAATGCGTAATCCTCGGTCGTTGATGCGCTCATTCAGCCAATAGACTTCCATCTCTGCGTCCGATAACGGGATAAGCCGGTGGTGGGCTTCTTCTTCGGATAGAACGTCGATATCGCAATATTGATGGAAAGCCTCCAGCGAGGCTGGATCGTCCGCCAACGGGTGCCAGACGGGCTTTCCCTCGCTATCGAACCCAAGCGGCACCGAGTGGATTTTTATCAGCCCGCTGCCCGCTTTATCTTTCTTGGTCTTGAGACCCAGCGCATCACCGAGCCGATCAAGCGAACGCGGTAACGCCATGGCCGCAGCGGTTGCAGCGGTGCAACGGAACTGCTCCAATTTCGGCTTGGGCCAGCCGTGCTTTGGCACCATTACGTTCCACCAGATGATGCGCTCGAACGCCGCGTTGTGGGCGCAAATCTCGCCACCGGCTTCGACATAAGCACGCAAGTAGGGTGGGCATGGCTCGCCGCGCCGCCACCGGCAAACGCCTTCCGGCCCTGTCCACAGATCACTGTGGCCGCTCATTTTGAACGAGGCAAGCAGAGCGTCCGTGTCCGGATGCTCGGCATAGACATACATACCGCGATCGAGAAGATCGACGGGGCTGCGTGTTTCAAAGTCGAAAATTAAGGACATCAGTCAAACAATCCAATAATTTCTGGTTTTATTTCGTTATCGTCAGAAAAAACTTCGCAACTTTCTTCACATCCAGCGCCAACATCTAACTCTTCATCAAATATAATGGCGTCATCGTCAGCAGGAACAAACGTATCTTTTTTTAATTCATATTGTTCAAACAAATTTATTGTGCTCATACTTCCACGAAAAAAAGTTCGATGATAATTAGGATCAAAAGGTTTTGAAAATTCAAACCCTATTTTACTATAATTTTCTTCCATACGTTTTGGAAAATCATAATATTCTGGGTTATTACTAATAAGCGTAAAATGTTTTCTAAAAGATTTTTTCCAACACCACTTACAGTTACCTTGATAACCCTTTAATTCTAAGCGAAAGGGTTGTGTTGCCCACCAACTGTTAATTTTTGGTTTTGTCATTGGATGTTCTTTTAATAAAGGATAGACAATACGGCGTTTTTTTGCCGTGATTGACATTCTATCTCCTTCATCAGCACGAATACCTATAGCAATATCGTAAGAATTTTTACCCCAACCGATTGATCTGGCGTAAGCTTCAATAGGTTCTTGTTTCAAATTACGTGTGCAATGCATGTATTTTTGATTTGGTATACCATATTTTCTAATCATATCTTCAAACGGTTCTCCTTTACGAGAAGCCGTTTCAAAATTTACAATTTTAAAACCTGACGTTTGGCGCTGTTGATGATACTGTTTGCCTTCTATCCAGACAGTTTTAAAGCCGAAAAAGAAATCACAGTAATGAACAAACTCTAAAGTCTGTTCATTTTCTTGACCCGTATTAGCAAAAACAACTATGATTTTATCATATTTGTTTTTCCAATTTTTCAATACCCATTGTGTCATATAGGCAGACGTCTCTCCTCCAGAAAAACTGACTAACAAACGTTTTTCATCTGACATTTTAACGTTCCAATTTAAAGTCGAATATTAGGCTCATCCTTTTTTATTCCTGTTCTCGTATTTATAGAGAAGATAAGCCAAAAGTGTTGCTGACAGGCCGCTTATGGCGGCGGCAACAAACCAAAATTCACACATCGTTTCTTCCTCATTTCAACGCTTTCCATTTTGGATCTTCTTTTAATTCAAGTTCAGGCCGTCTCTTTTCAGGGCGTTTAGGATATATCAATTCAGGAAATTTAGCGTCAGGGTTATAGTTCGCGTAAAGATTAAAAGTCAGTCTATGAAGGCTAAGCACTTCCCATAACCACATTTTTTCGTCCTGCAAATCCGCAATTACGTCAGCGGTTTCTTCCATTTGTTTTTTCAACTCTTCGTTTTCTTTCCGTAGCCGAATTAAATCGGCTACGGTTACATCATCAGCGTGGCGTTTGGTTATCAATTTTTTGCTTCTAAATCCCGGCATGAGTCGCTCCTGAAAGGGCGGGGCTGTTACGCCCCGCTTTGATGTCAGTTTGTTTCGTTTAGTGTTTGCGCGATGTCCGCCGATATTTGCGGCATGGTTGGTGTAACACTGTCGGCTGCGAGCTGCCCGTAACCAACAATGTCGTCCCAATGGTCACGAAAATTGGCGTTGCCGTTGAGGATACGCGCCAGTTTGACCGAAATGGATTCCAACGATTCACGTTGGCTGTCGGTCAGGCTTGACCAATTTCTTCCGCTGCGAAGCACATCCTTGATGGACTGGCTAAGAGCTGCGGTGTCTTTGTAATTACCGTGGGTGCGGCTGCGATCGGCTAAATTAACTGGCATTGTAGTCTCCTGTGTGTTTGGTTGCGCGGGCTGTGCTGCCCGTTCTAAAATTTCCATCAAGTTCATTTTTTCATCCCGTAAAATTTTGCATAATTGGTCTCTCCTCTGTCAAACAAATACCAAGCGCAATTGTCTTTGCCGGTGTGTTGCGATCCCTCGATCCACTTCAGCCGACCCACCGCCACCATCTCCACGCAATACGGCAAGTACGCCTTGGCTTGCTTGGTGTAGGCCCAGTCCGCATCGAACAAGAGCCATGTCGGTCTAAGTCGGCTGAAGTGTAGGATCATGGGATGCAACACGCTGCGTGACCACGGCGGGTTGGTGATAATCATGTCTGCAAACAGACAATGGACTTCCGTCAGATCGAGAGCATCGAGGCACCGTATGTCTTGGCGACGAGGCTCCAGATCGGAGGCATAAGAACAGGTATGACCGGCAAGATCGAGCATATCGGCAAGACGGCCATCACCTGCACAGGGTTCGACGAAAGTCGTATTTTTATCTAGGTGTCCTAGCAAAATCGAAATTGCTGCTGCCGGAGTTGGATAAAAGTCGAGAGGATTTCTCTCGAACGAAGACCTCTTCCCCATGGCGTCGCGCTTCCGATCCTCTTACATAGACAATCTTCCGGTGATCATCGCACCAAGAGCGATCTTCACTTGTCCGGTTGCCACAAAACTTCGTTTCAAACCCTTCACCCAATACCGGATACCGACACATTCTGGCTTTCAACTCCATGAAAGAGACAACATTGCTTGTGTCAATATCAAGGGTAGGCAGCTCCAAAACCGGCTTGGATATCTTTGGCTTTATCTCAAGGGGTGGCGGGGTCCGCTTTACGGCTTTCTCCGGTTCCCTGTTTGGCAGCCGCGGGGTTAACCCCCGCGACAAGCCCATGCGGTGCATCTTGCCGATCACCGAGTTGCGGCTGAACTCCGGCCCCAACATCTGTGCGATCTCACGCGCACTGTAGTTTTTCTCTGCAAGCTTTCTCAGCTTGGCGACGGAGATATCCGTCCAAAGTATAATGTTGCCCATCAGTCGAACAGACCAAGGGCTTGGACGTAAACACCCAGCACCGCGCGATCTTCCGCTTTCATCTTACGGATGGAGTACGCCTTGCGAAGTTCTTTTGTGTAGCCTGAAGCCTTGGCTTCCGCCCAGACATCCTTGATGTCGGCGGCAATCGCGGCCTTTTCTTCTTCCAGAACGTCGATCCGGTCGAGCAACTTCATCATGTCGGTTGTATTGATACCATCAGTCATTTTAATCTCCCGAAAATGGTGGTGCGGGTTGCCCCGCACCGGTTACATCAGCTACCAAACAAACCGCCAGCGCCAGCGCCGGTACGGGTTGCTTCAGGCGCGTCACCCTCGTCTGGGACAGTTTCCATCCAAGAACTTGCGTTGACACCGCCACCGCCGCCCAAGCGATCACCATCCTTGATCTTCTGGAAGAATTGGATGCCGAAAGAGATGCCGTCGCCGTTCTGCGGGTTGGTCCATGCGAACGCGTTCAGCACAGCCTTGCCGTAGCAACCCGAATAGATCTCGTCTTCGGTTGCGGGGACGTGTTCTGACCGGTAGCGAAGCGTTGGCGCGCGGACGGACTGAACGCGAAGGAAAAATACGTCAGGGCCAAAACCTGGGTGAAGTTCGCCAGTTTTCTTGTTACGGGCTTCCTTACCGGCGCCATCCAAGAATGGTGACTTGATCAATCCGGCTTTCGCACGCTCCAGACCCTTGTCACCCCACTGGGCAATCAGGACTTGCTTGACGGCGGCGTCCATCACGCTGCGATCGCACGTCTTGTCGAAGATCAGCGTGCAACCGTATTTTGGTACTGCGCCTTCTTGCTGTGCGCGTGGCGTGAAAAGGCTACCGGCAAACGATACGCGGCAGAGCGGGGTCTTAAAATCACTTGAACGTTCCATGTTCTCTATTCCTCATAGTTTTTCAAAAAAAGAT